CCTGAAGAGATATAGGAATCCGATCGGTTGCCGCCGACAAATCTAACGAAGCAAAGGACTTCCCCTTGGGGGAAAGTCCATACTTTGCTTGGAGACGCCTTATAGGAGACATCTGGTCAAACGTCCCATCTTGAGGGATACTTCTCAATATTGAGAATAATCACTCATGAAGAGGTGACATGACCCATTGCGTTCAGGCATCTACCATTGCGAATACCCTAATCTTACCGGCAGGCTCGGATTTTAATCCAAGCTTTCCAAGGAAGGCCTCCCCTTTAGGATGAAGCTGCCATTGGCTCTCAGGCCAAGAAGGCAGTCTCACTCCTGAACGGAAACGAGGCTTATCAAGGAGATCGCAATGAGCTAGAGAAACCATCCTCATACGCAAGTATAAGGCGGGTTTCCCCATTGCTTTAGAAAAGGACTTGAACGCTGCCGCCAAATCTTTACTTCATAGATACAATCTAGAAGCATAGATAAGGCTAATACCCGAAGAGTTAACTAGTTCTTTCGAACCAGAACACCCACCGGGTAGCTTTGTTAAAGGTCCTGATTTAAGTATAGGGAATAGGGAGAACTCACCTAATTTAGTTGGAACATTGAATCTCTGCCGGAGTAAAGGAACGAATACATCTGTTAGGAATAGCTCTCACTCCCTATTAAAGGAAGTGATGTTTGGTCCTTTCGTAATTATAGACTTAATGGAAAGTTTTCCAGGACAGTCTAGAATCCGATAAAGACCTAACAGAGTCATTCATAAACGGATGAGTCGGACATCTCTGTCACGACTTATTCGGACCCGAACACCAGCAGGAATCAGTAAGGGGAGACCAGCCTTATTACGGGCCGGTCGAACCTTAAGTTCTCCTAAATCAAGGACACGGAATCCTCCAACTGCTTGTTGTAACAAGACTTGACTAGCTTTCAGGTATATTACTAAACCTTTAAGCCCACTATGTCTCGCAATTCTTCAACAGAAGAATGCGAACCTCGCCGTCTGTCTTACGACAGACTTAGAAGCTCGAGGGCAGACTGCACGGACATACTCTAGGAGTAGTCCAAGCAGTCCACGGCCTTTATTTCTAAAGACCAGACCATTAACGGTTTTTATCTTCGACTGAATCACTGATTCAAGCGTTTCAATACGCTTTTTCAGTGGATCCTGTCATCCAAGTCTCTCCTGACGTGCAGGAGATGCCAAGTTATAACGTTTATTTGATGATTTATTCATTAATAATACTTATTCGTTGGCAATAATCTGTACGAGTACATCCAGAGCCGTCTACCGCCAGGTAGATAGGTTAGAGGTACAAGCAGCGACTTGGACCAAGATATTTACCATTAACTCCTCTTTCCTCCAAAAGGAGGGGAGTAGGTCCTCGATTAGAGTACCATAATGGTAGGGGTCAATATGACTTGTACAGGAAATAAACCCTCCTGTCCTTCATATCACCCCCAGACTCGAAAGAGTCAATCTTGGCGCTGGGTTTCACTCCCCCTCCCTCATCAGGAGAGTTAGTGACTCAGACTCAGATGCATCCCCGAAAGGGTAGCCAAATGAGGCAAAAGTCACAGAGTGTTTACACACTTTGTGAGAAATCTCTTTTTCAA